AGATCATAGTTCAGGTACTACAATATTTAGAACAGGTTTAATGCCATACATATCAAATACAAAAGATTTAACTCGTAGAAATTATATGAACTCTTTGCCTAGAAACACACAAACTGGTGCTGATTATTACCAACATTGTGGAGTTGAGGCTATTGTTGCTTCACCTTATAATATGACTTCACCTTGGGATAAATCTATACACGGTGGTTCTGCATTTTTTCCAACTAGAAATCGTAGCTCTGGACTTTATGGTATAATGTCTAGCACACACGCAGATGTAATTTCGGCAATGGAGTTAGATGCATCAACTGATTTTTCTCTTGAGTGTTGGGTTTATTTTAAATCTTTTTACTCTGATGCTACCAATACTGGCGAACAGTATTCTGCTGGCTTATCAAATTTTAATATGCAAATATTATGTGGTGATAATCTTCCCCATTCGACTGGCCAACGATCAGGCAAAATGTGGTTAGGTTTTGTTAGCGGCGAGTTACAATTTCGTAAATGGAATGATTCCAATTATCCAAAATATGATATGAACACAGCGACAGATCCGTTACAAATCAATACTTGGTATCACATTGCTGGTACTAGAATTAATAATGTTGCTAAATTATATGTTAATGGAATATTAAAATCCACAGAGTCAGGATCTGGAATTGCGACAGAAGCCATTAGTTCAGAAGGTTTTAATGTTGGTACAGGTTTCTCTGGACATATAACAGATGTTAGATATATGAAGGGACAAGCCGCATATACTGGAGAGTTTACACCCCCAAATGGACCTTTAACTCAAACAGGTGGTAAATATCCATCAGAAACTAATGTTAATACTTCAATGACTGCTACTAATTGTAAAGTTTTATGGAATTTTGAAGAAGGTGGTATTATAGATCCTGTTAGCCATGTACCTTGGAGAAATTTTTATGGCTATGCGGCTGGTGCTTCTGATACAGCAAATCCAAAATTCTCTGGTATACCTACTTGGAGAAAAGACGATAGTTATAACACTTTAATTAGACATTGTAGATTTGATCTTGATAATAAAGCTGAAATTCATAAAAACGATAACGGCGAATATGTTGAAAATTTCTGGATTCCAAATGGATATACAGATTATACAGTAGAGTGTTGGGTACGTTTTGAAGATCATACAGAAAGTGCTGATAAGGGTGGTATATTCCAATTTCAACACCCCACTACAACTTATGGTGAACAGACTCATGGCCCTGGCATTAGATGTAGACAAAGCACATTTCGTTTCTATAAAGAAGGAAATGGTGGGGAACAATCTTCTAGTGTAACTTGTTCTGATGATACTTGGTATCACGTAGCAATGACTAGACAAGCAATTAAACATAGCGCCGCAGGAGGCCATAGTACAAATTGTTTTGTTAATGGTGTCTTAACTAATAAATGGCTAGAAAATATGAATATGTCTAATTACTATAAGGCTTTATTTATGGGTTCTGCTGAAAATTGGGTTGATGATTATAGTTATCTCAATATGGGAGATTTTAGATGGACAAGAGATTCAAAATATCCATTTGAGCCGAAGAGACAAACACTCACAACATCAACATCATTCCAAGCTGGACAAACAGTTACAGCTTCAAATACCAAATTATTAACTTGTCATGCCGCATCTATAACTGATGGTTCAGCAGGTAATCATTCTTTGACAACTGGTGGAAATGCCGCAGTATCTAGTTTTGCTCCATATGGTGGTATGTATTCTGTATATTTTGACGGAACTGGTGATTATATAACAACACCTTCTCACGCGGATTTCGCTTTTGGTTCAGGTGCATATTGTATGGAAGCTTGGATTTGGAGAGATAGAACTTCTGCGGCTAATGAAACTTTTTGGGGCCATCAGGCCTATAATACTAATAACTCAACAAAAGTGAGTACGATACAGGCTACTGATCATTTTGTGTGGTATTATAAGGGTGCTGGTGGAAATTTCGATACTACAGTTGAAATACCTTTTAAGAAATGGACTCATATAGCAGTTTGTAGAAAAGGTACTGGAGCTAATCAGGCTTTTGTAATGATAAATGGTTCTTGTGTTTATACTGGACAAGATGATTCTAGTAATAGTACTGCTGGTGTATTCTCTGTTGGAGGACTAGCTGGTTCAGAATCTTTCAAAGGATATATATCAAATATGAGAGTAGTTAAAGGACAATCTGTGTACGATAAAGATTTCCAAGTACCACAATCAAACTTATATGGAATAACAGCAGTTTCATAAAAGTAGTTGACAACTATAAAGTTTTATGTTATGATTTATGTATGAAAATGAAAATAGGTTTTACTTGTAGTACATTCGATTTACTTCATGCTGGACACGTTCAGATGTTACGTGAAGCTAAAGAGCAATGTGATTATTTAATATGTGGACTACAAACTGATCCCACAATTGATCGTAAAGAAAAGAATGCACCTGTACAAACAATCGTAGAAAGATATACTCAATTAAACGGCATCAAATATGTTGATGAAATAATACCATATTCCACTGAACAAGATTTAGAAGATATACTTTCTATGTACGATATACATATAAGAATATTAGGTGAAGAATATAAAGATAAAGAATTTACTGGCCGTGATATATGTAAGAAAAGAGATATTGAATTATTTTTTAATAAAAGAGAACATAGATTTAGTTCTAGCGATTTAAGGAGAAGAGTTTGCGAATAGGTATTGTTGGTTACGGAGTAGTAGGAAAAACAGTAAGCGATTACTTAGAAGAAAATGCAAAAGAAATAAAACAAGATTTAATAGATCCAGTTTTAGAAAACGATTTAACAATAACATCATCAAAAGCAGATGCTTTTATAATTTGTGTACCAGCACCTGGAAACTTTGATACTCTAAGAGCATTTAAAGGTGAGTGTGATGATACTATAATAAAAGATGTACTACATCAAATAGGAACATCAAAGCCAGTATTATTAAAAAGTACTGTAACACCCGATCTCATAAAAGAATATAGCGACAATGTAACATATTGTCCAGAATTTTTACGGACTAAACACGCAAAAGAAGATTTTGAAACAAAAGAAATCTTTGTTGTGGGTGGAACATCTAAAAAGAATATCGATTTTTGGAAGAAAGTGTTTCATCATAAAAGATTTTATGAAACAGATAGACAAACTGCTAGTGCAATTAAGTATGCTTATAATTCTTTTCTAGCTACTAAAGTTACATTTTTTCATGAATTAAAAAGAAAATTACCTCCACAAATAAATTATGAACAAATGGTTGGTGCTTTGTCACAAATGAAAAATATTGGACCAAGTCATATGAAAGCTCCCAATTCTGATGGAGAATTAGGATTTGGTGGAGAATGTTTCCCTAAAGATATCGAAGCTTTTATAATATACATCAATAAATATTATCTAGAAAATTCAACTAGAGCAGGAATGGGTAGACTAGATATTCTAAACTATATTAAAAATGCGAATGATAAATTAAAAATTGATGCACTTTAGTTTCTTATAAATAGAAAGAAAATAATAATCTATTAGACGGATAGGGAACTCTAATGGCATCATCAAAAGCATTCGTAGCCAAGCATGGTTTGGCAGTAAACTCACCATCAACAGTAGTTTTCGGTTCAAACGCAAAACTTCACGCAAATAACACAATAACGGCAGGTACCATAACTGGTGCAATGTTAGCCACTGGTGCAGGAGGTACAGACGATACTACAGTACTTGCAACAAACACGGCATTACGTGCATTAATAACTGCTGAAGCAAATAGAAATACATTAGTTAATACTAATTTAACTGCAACAAATACAGCAATCAGAAGTTTAGTTACGGCTGAAACTGCCAGAACAACATTAGTTAATACTAATTTAACTGCAACAAATACAGCACTCAGAACATTAATAAGTGATAGATTGCAAGTTGCAAATGCTACTACACTATTTCTTGAAACTGGTAATGCGGCTGGAGCTGAACAAAGTGTTGGTGGACAAGTTACATTTTCACACAATGTTATTGTATCTGGTAACTTAACAGTAGCAGGTACTAGTACAACTGTTAATACAGAAACAATAAAACTTGCTGATAATTTAATAACAATTAATAGTAATCAATCTGGTACTCCTTCTGAAAATGGTGGTATCGAAATTGAAAGAGGTTCTGCTACTAATGTTGCTATTAGATGGAATGAAGGTACTGATAAATGGCAGTTTACAAATGATGGTTCTTCTTATACAGATTTCGGTGCTGGTGGAGTAACAGTTCAAGAAGAAGGTTCTTCTCTATCTAATTCTGGAACAACATTAAATTTTGTTGGTACTCCAGTAACTGCTTCTGGAACAGGTGCTACTAAAACAATTACAATCTCAGCTTTACAAAATCTTAGTGAAGATACTACACCTTCATTAGGTGGTACACTAGACACAGACGGGCAACTGATTAATTTTCGTGATAGTAGTGCTTCAACAGATGATAGATTGAATTTTGGTGATGGACAAGATTTAAGTATCTATCATACTGGTAGTGAATCAAGAATAGAAAACGACACAGGTATCTTACGACTTGCAGGTACTGATGTACGAGTTAGTAGTGTTGATCAATCTAAAACTAGTGCATTTTTTGAAACAGCCGCTGGTGTTACTCTTCAATATAATGGTTCTCAAAAATTTGAAACAACAACTGGTGGTATTAATGTAACAGGTACAGTAGAGTTTGATGGTTTAAGTGGTACTGGAGCAACAACAGTTACCGATATTTTAGACGAAGATGCTATGGGTTCTAACTCAGCGACAGCACTTGCTACACAACAATCTATTAAAGCTTATGTTGATGCATCTGCATTATCTCTAATTGATGAAGATAATATGAGTACTAATAGTGCTACTCGTCCTCCATCACAACAATCAGTAAAAGCTTATGTTGATGCCGTTTCAGCATCAATTACGGCTGCCGATTTAACGAATGTTGAAGTTGAAACTTTATTAGTTAAAAATCCAGCACAACAACATTCTCATACAGTTACAGTTGCAAGTAAAACTTCAGCACACCCTTATACAGGTACTGGTTCTTCTAGTGCTTTCTTCATAGATGGTAAAGAATCTCCATCTTTGATTTTTGCACCGAATATGACATATAGATTTGATCAAGCAGATAATACAAACTCTTCTCACCCTTTAAGATTTTATCTAGATGCGGCCAAGACAACAGCATACACAACGGGAGTAACAACAAACGGAACAGCAGGTAGTTCAGGTGCATACACACAAATTGTTGTAACAGATGCAACTCCACCTGTTCTTTACTATCAATGTTCTTCTCATGCTCATATGGGTTCAGTTGCTTCTTCTCTTACAGAAGGTACAACAGATCATTATACTGAAGGTTCAACAAACTTATACTATACAAATGCAAGAGCAGATGCAAGAATAGCCGCGGCTAATATATCTGCATTAAATAATGTGCATACTGCATCACCATCTGACGGACAAGCATTAGTATGGGATAATAGTAATAGTAGATGGGCTCCAGGGACAGTTGGTGGTTCTTTAACAATTCAAGAAGAAGGTAGTTCATTATCAACTGCGGCTACAACATTGAATTTCGTAGGTTCAACAGTTACAGCCAGTGGTACAGGTACTACTAAAACAATCACAATTACTGGTGGAGCAGGTGGTAACTCTTTCTCATCAATAGCAATTAATTCTGGAAATACTATTGTAGCAACAGGCGCCACACAAAGATTAAATATTCAACCAGGAAATAATATTCAAATAGCAGGACATAATGCTAATAACACTCTAACAATTTCTGCAACTGGTACAACTATAGGTGCTAATGGAAATTTTGGGGGCGATATGACTGTCGCAACTGCTTCTGGTTCAGCTACAACATTTACATCACCTATAACTACAAATCTAGCAAATAACATTATAGTATCTGTAGACGGCTTGTTACAAAGGCCCACAACTGATTATACAGTATCAGGAACAACAGTTACATTTGGTACAGCCCCTGCTTCTGGTACAGCAGTTATGGTTAGAAGCTTTAACGGAGGACTTACAAACAAAGCTGGTATAAATGTACAAACTTTCACTTGTAATGGTTCGAATACAGTATATAAGTTAGCTGATCCTGTTTCTGCTGTAAATGATGTGATTGTAACAGTTAACGGTATTGTACAACGTCCTACAACAGACTATACATATGCAAATCCAAATATAACTTTCCAAGGTGGAGCACCTGCTTCTGGAGATATTCTAGCATTAAGATCATTTAATATCAATAGTGCCGGTGGTTCTGGTTCAGGTGGAGTAGCTTACGAAGCCTGTTCTTCAAATGTCACACTTGCCGCAAGTAAAGGTTATCTTGTTGATTGTGCGGCCGCTAGAACACTTACATTACCAGCTTCTGCTACAATAGGTGATGAAATAAGAATTGTAGATGCTACAGGACAAGCAGGTACAAATAATATTACAGTTAATAGAAACAGTCATAAAATACAAGGTGATGCTTCTAACTTAACAATATCAACAAATAGGGCAGCCTTTGGATTAGTTTATTATAATGCCGCTCAAGGTTGGCTCTTAGCAGAGAGATAATAATATGGCAGTATATCAAAGTATACGTTATGAACCTGAACATTTATTGTATGCAAATTTAGCCGCTTTACCTACAACTGGATTAGTTGAAGGACAAACAGCATATACTACAAGTGATAGAAAGTTATATTGTTGGAATGGTAGTGCTTGGTTTATTCTATCAGAAGGTTCTAATGCTCCAACTATCACAATAACAAGGGCTGGAGCAGTTGATAATTCAACTTCTGAAAGCCGTTCTCTATATGATAGTAAGTCTGATGTTATGGATTTTACATATACTGTTGCTGATGATGGCCCTGGAGCAACTCTATCTGCTGTAACATTAGCCAATTCAGGTATTGCTGATACGAATGCCGCTGTATTTACACACACTACTTCTAATAATCATTTAAGAGTTGCAATGGGAGGTAGTTATGGTGGTGAATTTAACTTTACTTTATCAGTTAATGATGGTGTTGCTACAACTACAAAAACAGTATATCTAAAACAAGCAGGACAAGAAATAACTTTTCCAGGTGAACTTTCTTGGAGTGCTGATTGGAATGGTGTTCAAGGATTAAATGGTAGCGATTCTGGATTTGCAGTTTCTGGGCATACAAATGGTGGTAATGCACAGGCTTGGAGAAGTGATCCTCTTAGAGTTGGTAATTATTATTTTGAATTAGATTATGAAGGTACATCACTAGCTAATTCTGAAAATAGTGGTGGTGCCGTTGGAGCATATTCAATGTGGGGCTTATATGGTGGAACATCTATGGGTAGTTTTGGTTATAATACTACGGGTACAGTTAATTGTTATGGTGCTTCTGCACAAATGTATGCACCTGGGGCAGGCTCAAACTTAGGAACTGCGGCTGGTTCTGTTTTTCATTATGCTTATAATTCAACATCACGAAAATGTTGGGTAGGTATTAGTGCTGATGGTACAGGAACTGTTACTTGGAGTGCCGGTGGTGCACCCGCTTCAAATGTTGGGACTGCTGGAAATGGACACGATTTAAGTGGTAGTGCTGGAGGAGATATTGTTTTTAATTTTGGTTCTGGCTCAAGTGGTGGTTCTGGAACTTCTAAAGGTTTTTTCAGAACTGGTGGAAATATTCTTGGTACCGTGCCCACTGGTTTTCAAAAACATTAGGAAGAAAATATGTCAACGTATTCAACAATAAGACATCAAACAAGAAAAGCTTTGACTTATGCAAATGGTAGTGTTTTACCCACTAGTGGATTAACAAATGGAGATACTGCATTTTCTACACTAGGACAAGATTATTATATTTCAAATGGTACTGGTTGGTTTAGATTAGATTCAGTTGATGAAAATCCCACAGTAACTTTAAATAGTACATCTTTTACCAGAGGTGCAGATGGTGGTGCTATAGCTGATATAACTTATACTGTCAATGATGATGTTACAGCGAATGCCGCTCTTACAATTACAGTTGCTAATTCAGGTATTGCTGATACTAATGATGCTACAGTTACCCATACTACTTCAAATAATCATATACGTGTTAATAGAGTAGCAAGTACAAATAAGACATTTAATATCACAGTTTCGGCTCAAGATTCTAAGAGTAATACTGGACAAGCAACTGCAACAATAACTTATTCTTATACTGAAGAACTTCATCAACCATCTGGTACAACTCGATTGTTAGGTTTAACTTTCAATGGTGGTGCTATGGGTAAAACAGGATCTTGGAATACTCCGACTGTAACTGGTTCACCATCATATAGTAACCAAACGGGTGGTACTCTCAATAGTGGATATTTAAGTGGAACTAGTTCGGGTGCTTATTTAACAATGGGTGAATTAGCAAATGCTAATAGTAGTAACGATAAAACATTTATAGTTTGGTACAAAGGAACACAGAATAATGGTACAAATAGTGCATACTCACCAGGTATTCCTATCTTCGGTGATGATACAGGTTCTGTTTGGATGGGATTTGGATTAGAAGATGGTATAATATGTGTTTGTGGAGGTGGCTCTGCAACGAAAGGTTCTAATTCTGTATCTATGATAGATGGTAATTGGCGTATGTTAGCTTTTGTACACAAATCAAATAATAATGTTGATGCATATTGTGATGTTAGTGACACAATGACAAAAGAGATTTCAGATAAGAGTGTTTCTGGTAGTACAAGTTATAATAGAGTGAGTAAAATAGGAACAGGTTATGGTTATGGTGGTATGAATTATCCATCTGCTCTAGATGCCATACAAGTTTACGATGGTGCATTAACACAAACACAAATACAAGCTATATTCGATAAGGGTGGGTAATTAGAATGTCAACTTACAGTACAGAAAGATATGTCGCAAAAGGTACATTAAATGTAGCAAACAAGGCCGCATTAACTAACACACTAGCCGCTTCACAAGGAGCTGGTTCTTTAGCTTATACTTTAGCAGAAAATAGAGTTTTTATATCTAATGGTTCTGGTTGGTATTATTTAAAAGATCAAAATGCGATTCCAGCTGTGACATTAAATGCAACTGATTTTAAAATGGGAACAAGTGGTAATGTAGCTGATTTAACATATACAGTTACAGATGATACAAAACCAATTACAGTTACAATATCAAACTCTGGTATTGCAGATACAAATACAGCTACACTTGTCCATACTGCATCTAATAACCATGTAAGAATTACAAATGTAAAAGCAAACGAGGGTAAATGGAGTGGTTCTGTAACTATTCATGCTACTGATCAGGTTAATACTGGTACTGCTACTGCAACATTAGAAGCAACATACACACCATATCTTGCATTTAAAAATGCATATCTTAGTGGTACAGGAATTTCAGATTCTGGGACAGGTGGTACAGAAAGAGTTATAGCGGGTGGAACAAGAGCATCTCCTATAGATTTAACTACTATGCTAACATCTACTGCACAAAGTGGTGATATTGTTAAATTAAACCCAAAAGCTGGATCAAGTTATGGATATTTTACAGTAGATATTAATAATACAAATTTTGATACTCCTTATGCTGGTGATATATTTGATGGTAAGCATTTTGCAATTGCAGGATCAGGTGCAGATCCCACATATATTATTATAATGCACACAGCTGGTACTGGAACATCTACAAAAGTTTTAGATGCTCAAACAGCCTCATCTTATAATACCGCAAGTGGGGCATCACCAGCTAGAACATATTGGAGAAAAATGTTTAATCTAACATTCTGGAGAGATGTTTATAGCGGAAGTAGTTATGTAGAAGCTATGGTTGGTGATCCATATGGAAGACAAGGTGGTTGTTCTTTTCAAAATGTATTATTTGATTTTAGACAAGATGGTTCAAGTCAAACAACATATAACCCATCTTCTACTGGTAGTAACTCAAGATTTAGTTGGCAATATAACAATAGTAATATTACTACACCAGTTTGCAATTTTATTAATTGTTCTTTTGTAAATTACAATGATGTTACTGGTAGTTATAGTGGTGTAGATGGAGCTGTAAACTTAACTAATTGTGCTTTTGATGACGATACTGGAACAACACCTGAAGGTAATAAATTTACACAAAGATTTTATTTTTCAAAGCCCACAGCTAAATTTACAACTGATTCAGATACAGAGTTAATAACGTGTCAAGAAAATTCTTTATCAGGTTCTCCTACAGTTTTAGGAACTGTTCCTGCAAGTTCAACTCTTCCATTTACTTCTAGTGGACAAAAAAGTAGAGATTTTCCTGGTACGGATAGTAACTTTATAAGATATTCAAATGTAGCGACTGGTGGTACAGGAGAATATACAATTGAAGGTTGGTTTAATTTCGACACACTCGCTTCAAGTCAAACTCTTGTAACTATTAATGGTAGTCAGATATATTATTATCAAGTAGCTAATAAAATAAGATTTTATAATTCAGGTGGTAGTGCAAACTTTAGTTGGACACCTACTGCTACAGGTACTTGGTATCATATTGCATTAGTAAGAAATGCAAGTAATGTTTGGAAATTATTCCATGATGGTATAGAAGATACTACAACTATATCAAACTCTCATTCAATGACTGGACAAGTAGATATAGGTGCTTGGAATACTGGTGCTGAATGTTTTAACGGAAAGATATTTGGAATAAGATTAAGTGATAAAGCTAGATACCCAACAATCGGTGGTTCGCAAGGTGGAAATCAAAATGGGGTAACATTTACAGATGGTGATGATGCTGGTAGTCACTTATCTGCACATTATAAAACATATTCTAAATCTGGTGTACCAACTCATAAAACTGGACATATGAACGACTTATTTAAAATTGATGATCAAACTTTAAGGCTTACACAGTCTATTTTATAATTATAAATAGAGACATAATTATAAGTAAGGAAAAATTATGTCAACTCCCAATTCAAGAACAACATTGAAGGATTACTGTCTTAGAAGATTAGGACACCCAGTTGTTGAAATAAATGTTGATGATGATCAAGTAGATGATCGTATTGATGATGCTTTAGCTTTCTATAGAGATTATCATTATGACGGAACTGAAAAAGATTTTTTAAAGCATACTATAACAACAGCAAATATTACAAACAAATATATTGATATACCATCAACTGTTAGTGGTATCATCAGAGTTTTTCCAGTTGGAACAGGACTCAATGCAAACAATCTATTTAATCTTAGATATCAGTTAACATTAAACGAAGTTTTCGACTGGAGCAAGTCGGCCTTCTCTGGTTACTATACCAATATGGAAAATATTGCCTTGATGCAAGAGATATTTGTAGGGCAACAAGGTATACGTTTCAATAGACATACAGATAAACTTTATATAGATATGGACTGGGACGCAAAAGTAACTGCTGGTGAATATCTTATTGTAGAGTGTTATAAAGTTTTAAATCCAGATACACACACTTCTGTTTGGGGAGATTGGTGGTTAAGACAATATACAACACAACTTATCAAACGTCAATGGGGAGAAAATCTCAAGAAGTTTGAAGGTATGCAACTCCCTGGTGGTGTACAATTTAATGGTTCTGCTATATGGGGCGAAGCTGAAGAAGAGATAAAAAGATTAGAAGAAGAAATAATATCAAAGTTTTCAATGCCCGTAATGGACATGATTGGATAATTTAAATGCCAACTAATTTTTATTTTAATAATAATGCTCATAGTGGGCAACAGAATCTAATTGAAGATTTAATAATCGAATCAATTAAGATTTATGGCTATGACAATTTCTATATTCCAAGACAACTCGTAAAAGAAGATGATTTGTTTGGTGAAGATGTATTATCTAAATTTGATAGTGCATATCCAATAGAAATGTATATTAAGAACGTAGAGGGTTTTGATGGCGAGGGTGAGTTTCTATCAAAGTTTAATCTAGAAGTTAGAGATCAGATTACTTTCTCAGTATCACATAGAAGATATCAAGAAGAAATACCAGAAGGTGCTATTAAGTTAGACGAGCAAGGCGATAAAATACAACGTCCAATGGAAGGTGATTTAATATTCTTTCCACTCACAGGACAGCTTTACGAAATTAAATATGTAGATAAGCAACCAATATTCTATCAAATGGGTTCTTTACAGATGTATGATTTACGTTGTGAATTGTTCGAATACAGTCACGAAGTTGTTGAAACAGGTATCAAAGCGATTGATGATCTGGCCGCAAGACACACTATCAACGTACTTAACTTTCAAGTACTTCTTGAAACTTATAAAGAAAGAGCAGTTGGTACAGCGATACTCTCAAATGGTGGAGTTGGTAGTGTTACAGTATCAAATCCTGGAGATTACGCAACTGTTCCATCAGTTACATTTGGAGCTCCTCCCGCGGCACAGAAAGCCTTAGCTACAGCAACAATATCAGGTGGTGCAGTAACGGGTGCAACATTAAATACAAATCAATATGGTTCTGGATATATAGCAAATGTTCCAGTAACATTCTCAGATCCAGAAACAACACAGAGATTAAACGCAACAGCAACAGCTTCAATATCAAGTGGGGCTGTTACAGGAACAAATATTACTCAAGCAGGTGGATTTTATTTACAACCACCATCTGTTTCAGTTTCAGCTTCTCCAACTGGACAAGATGCTGTTATAACATCTTCTCTTAATGCTAATCATAGTGTTGCAAGTTTAACTGTTCAATCTGCTGGTGGTGGTTATACTTCAGCACCTACAATAACAATTGCCGCTCCAAATAATGCTATACATTTTGCGGCAACTGGAACAGCTACAGCTAATAGTCAAGGAAATATTACAAGTATTACAATTACTGAAGGTGGTAAATATTATGAAAATCCACCAACAGTTAATATTGCTAATCCACCTGATCGACAAACAGCCACAGGGACACCTGTATTAACTGGTTCAGGAGTTACTAGTGTTAGTATGAGTAGTGCTGGAAGAGGTTATGTCAATGTTAATGGTACTCCGTATGTGCCATCTGTTACATTTACTGTAGAAACTTTTGCAGGTGGTATTAAACTTGAAGATAATAGTGGACTATTATTAGAAGCTACTGCTAATACAACACACGAAAATACTACAGCGAATAATACATTTTTCGAAACAGAGAAAACTGGTTTCTTAGACTTTACAGAACGGAATCCATTTAGTGAAGGGACTGATTGGTAATGTTTGGACAATTTCACTATCATAGCGCCATACGTAAATATATTATCATGTTTGGTAATATGTTTAATGATATAGATGTAGTACGTTTCAATAAAGCAGGCGAAAGTACTCAACAGATACGTGTACCCATTGCATACGGCCCAAAAGAAAAATATCTAGCAAAACTTAGAAGTGATCCAGATGGTAGAAGAGAGATAGCAATGGTGTTACCTCGATTATCTTTCGAAATTGAATCTATGCTTTACGCTCCAGAAAGAGTACTAAGTCGTTCTCATAAACAAGTTGGTAAAGGTGGAGGAAACAATACTTTAAGACAAACTTGGACTCCAGCTCCATATGATATTGATATGGTTCTTTATGGTATGTTCGCAAACAATGAAGATGCAGTACAAGTAGTAGAACAGATATTACCATACTTTCGTCCAGAGTGGACAAATAGTGTAAAGATAGTTAAAGAATTAAATCAATACGTAGATATTCCTACTGTGCTTACTGGTATGACAATAGAAGATTCATATGATGGTGATTTTGAAACTCGTAGAGCAATAATATATACATTTCAATTTAGAATAAAAGGATATATATTTGGACCTGTTACTAATCGTGGTATTATTCGTAGGGCTTATGTTAATCAGTTTATCCCTTCTAGTAATACTGCTACTGGAAATGTAGTTATCAGTACAACAGATGATAAACTACAAAAAATAACTTTAACACCAGGACTTTTAGCGAATGGACAGCCGACATCAAATAGTTCAGCTAGTATTCCTATAAACCAAATATCAGCAAACTCTAATTATGGATTTGCTTTTGATAGGGAAGATTTCTTTCAATGAAAAATAATGTGACAGATAATCTAAATGATGTTTTCAAAGTGGGAACTGATTTAGTGGAAGTAGAAAAAGAAAAAACAGAAGTTAATGTACCTGAAGATGTAGATAACGATTACAAATATGCAAGAGAAAATTTGTACGGAGTTATTGAAAAGGGTACAGAAGCTTTAGATAATTTAATTGACTTAGCGAAAGCTAGTGAACACCCTAGAGCATTTGAAGTTGTATCTCAACTTACCAAGACACTTGTAGATGCGAATAAAGACTTACTAGAGATTCAAAAGAAAGTTAAAGACTTAAAGAAAGAAGATGAAAAAGAACAACCTCAACAAGTAACAAATGCATTGTTTGTTGGTTCAACTGCTGAACTTCAAAAAATGATAAACGGGAGATGAAATGTACGAATATAATGTAAAAGTAGTAAAAGTAATTGACGGAGATACTGTTGATGTTGATATCGATTTGGGTTTCGGAGTTTGGTTACATAAAGAAAGAGTAAGACTTCACGGTATCGATACACCCGAATCTAGAACAAGTGATGCTGAAGAGAAAGTGTATGGACTAAAAGCTAAAGAATTTCTTACTAAATGGGTAACAGCAGGTGATGTCACTTTGAGAACAAAAACTTATGATGCTAAGGGAAAGTTTGGTAGAATACTTGGAGAATTATGGTATGGTGGTACACATAATATAAATCTAAAGATGATTGATGAACATCACGCAGTTGCTTATCACGGACAATCTAAAGATGATATAGCAGAAGAACATTTAAAAAATAGAGTTTTTATAAACGAAAGAGATAGAAACATAGAAGATAGAAAAACGAATGCCAACTAATACGTATCTTGGAAATCCAAATCTTAAAGCAAAGGGTGTACAAGTTGAATATACTAAAGATAGTGTAAACGAATTTCTAAAATGTTCTAAAGATCCAGTATACTTTGCAAAGAATTATGTTAAGATTATTAACGTAGACAGAGGACTAATACCCTTTGAAATGTATGACTTTCAAGAAGAGATGGTTAATACATTTAATAATAATCGTTTTAGTATATGTAAACTACCAAGACAATCAGGAAAATCAACAACAGTTACAGCTTACATATTATGGCTAATATTATTCCATGATAGTCAGAACATAGCCATTCTTGCTAACAAAGGTTCTCTTGCAAGAGATTTGTTAGGTAAAATACAATTAGCATATGAATACTTACCAAAATGGTTACAACAAGGAATTGTTGTGTGGAATAAAGGTAACATAGAATTAGAGAATAGTTCTAAAGTTGTATCAGCCGCAACATCATCTTCAGCTATTCGTGGTGGTTCTTTCAATCTAATATTCTTAGACGAATTTGCATTTGTGGGTAATAATATGGCTGAAGAGTTTTTCAGTTCTGTTTATCCTACGATATCTTCTGGACAAAGTTCGAAAGTTATTATCGTATCTACACCGAATGGTATGAATCATTTCTATAAGATGTGGACTGATGCAGAAGAAAAGAATAGTAAATATGTGCCTATCGAAGTACATTGGGGCCAAGTACCAGGAAGAGATGAACAATGGAAATTAGAAACGATAGCAAATACTTCAGATGAACAGTTTAGACAAGAATTTGAATGTGAATTTCTAGGTTCTGCTGGTACACTTATACACCCAACTAAATTAAAAAATCTTGCACACGTTAAACCACGAAAAGTTTGGGAAGAAGTAGATGTATATGAAGATGCTATTGAGGGACACACATATGCAATGTCTGTTGATGTTTCAAGAGGTGTTGGTTTAGATTACTCTGCATTTGTTGTAGTAGATATAACAAAAATGCCATATCAATTAGTAGCAAAGTTTAGAAGTAAAGATATGTCACCTCTTGTATATCCGACAATTATATACAATGTGGGAATGCATTACAATCAAGCATTTGTTCTTGTTGAAGTTAATGATATAGGACAACAAGTGGCAGATATTTTACATCAAGACTTAGAGTATGAAAATATGTTGTCAACTACTCTTAAAGGTAGAGCAGGACAACAAATAAGTGGTGGATTTTCTGGTTCTACATCTATGGGAATAAGAACAACAAAACAAGTCAAAAGAATAGGTTGTTCTAATCTAAAAGATTTAGTTGAACAAGATAAATTTATTATACAAGACTATGACTTGATAGTGGAATTATCTACTTTTATAAGTAGAAATGGAAGCTATGAAGCTGAAGAGGGTTCGCATGACGATTTAGTAATGTGTTGTGTTTTATTCTCTTGGCTAGCCAAACAAACATATTTTAGAGACATTACTGATACAGATATAAGACAAAGAATCTATGATGATAAGTTAAGAATGTTAGAGGAACAAGCTTTACCCTTTGCAATTGTAGATGATGGACAGCCTGAGCAAGGAATTGTACACAATCAAGCTGATATAGAAGAATTTATCAACAGTAAAAACAAAGATAACTGGTATAGAATCTAAATCACTTAAAAAGTGTTTTTTATAAATATTAGTGTAATAAAGCAAACTAAATGCAAAAAATCTTGGTATAAATCTTAAAGGAGATAAACAATGGCATTTCAAGTATCACCTGGAGTTAATGTTAGTGAGGTTGATCTTACTACTGTTGTGCCTGCAGTTTCAACTACAACCGGGGCATTAGCTGGACATTTTAAATGGGGTCCTGTTGAAGAGAGAGTATTAATCGATAGCGAAGATAGATTAGTATCAACTTTCTCAAAACCCAATTCTAATACAGCTAGTGACTTCTTTACTGCGGCAAACTTTTTATCTTATGGTAATTCCTTATTTACAGTACGAGTAGTAGACTCTTCAACAGCTAAAAATGCCGTGACTGGTTCAGTCGGTGCATATGTTAAAAATACTACACACTATGAAGAAGCTTTCACCCATGCGTCTAATAATGGTGACTGGATAGCAAAATATCCTGGAATAATGGGAAATAGTTTAAAAGTATCTGTATGTCAAGGAAAAGCGGCATATGAAAGTGCAGTAACAGTAGCACAAACCTACTCAATAACACAGAACACAAAATCATTAAAAATTAATACTAACTCTTTTACACCCGGAAATAGTTTCGCTGTAGGAGATTTAGTTCTACTAGGACCAGATAAGCACAGTTGTAAGATAGCATCTATGTCTGGTAACACAATCACTCTAGATAGTAATTACACAGGTAATACTGTTACTAGAAGTGCAGTAGCAATTACAAGAAGATGGGAATATTTTAATAGTGTAGACAATGCACCTACGACTACTACACACGCAAATACAGTTAACTCAACTGGAGATGCAATACACGTTGTAGTTGCCGATCATGGAGGAGAAATCTCTGGTTCTGCAGGACAAGTATTAGAAGTTTGGGAAAATGTCTCAGTAGCTTCTGACGCCAAAACAGAACAAGGTGGAGGAAACTACTACAAAGATGTAATCAATCAACAATCATCTTGGATTTGGTGGGGAGCCCACAACACTAACTTAACAAATTCTGGAAAAATAGCTGGTTCTACAAATGACGGAACAGCTGGTTCTGGTATATCTTATGCGGCTGCGGCTCTACCTGTAACAAATATTATGAGTAAGGGAATAGATGGTACTAGTCCTGGAACTTCTGCCATAATTGCAGGATTAGATAAGTTTAAATCAGCAGAAGATGTTGATATATCACTTATACTCGGTTCAGCAAATGCTGTAACTGTAGCTACACATATGATATCTAACATAGCTGGTTCAAGAAAAGACTGTGTAGCAGTTGTATCACCTGAAAGAGCAGATTGTGTTAATAACAACTCTTATGCTGGTAAAGAAAGAACAGACATTATCGCATATAGAGATACACTACCTAGTTCTTCTTATGCAGTTATGGACTCTGGATGGAAATATCAGTATGACAAATATAATGATGTATATAGATATGTTCCTTTAAATGGAGATACTGCAGGGCTTATGGTTCAAACAGACTTAACTAGAGATCCATGGTATTCACCAGCAGGCTTTAATAGAGGTAATGTTAAGAATTGTATCAAACTAGCATTCAATCCATCAAAAGCAGATAGAGATGAACTATACAAGAAGGGTGTTAACCCAGTAGTAACATTCCCTGGACAAGGTACTGTATTGTTCGGTGATAAAACTATGTTGGCTCAACCTAGTGCTTTCGATAGAATTAATGTAAGACGATTGTTTATAGTTCTAGAAAAAGCTATCTCAACTGCCGCTAAATTCACTCTATTTGAATTTAATGATACTTTCACACGTTCACAATTCAAAAACTTAGTAGAGCCTTTCTTACGAGATGTTCAAGGGCGAAGAGGTATTACAGACTTTGCTGTTGTTTGTGATGGCACTAACAATACGGGTGAAGTAATCGATAGAAACGAATTTGTTGGAGACATTTATGTTAAACCAGCACGTTCAATAAACTACATTCAACTTAACTTTGTTGCAGTTCGTTCTGGAATAGAATTTTCAGAAATTGTAGGGAAAGCAACATAAATAGGTAGACAGGAGATAAAAAAATGGCTTTTAATGTAAACGAATTTTCTGGTGCCTTAAAGTCGGGTGGTGCAAGAAACTCACTTTTTCAAGTGAATATTACAAACCCGATTAACGGAGTTGCTGATGCTCAAGTCCCCTTTATGTGTAAGGGGGCTCAAATACCTGCGGCTACTTTAGGAACTATTGAAGTTCCATATTTTGGTAGACAGATTAAGATAGCGGGTAATAGAACATACGCAGAATGGAGTCCTACTATCATTAATGATGAAGATATGACAATCAGAAATGCAATGGAACAATGGAATCACTCTATCAATAGTGTTCAAGGTAACTTGAGAACTACTGGTGGTTCTGCTCCAACTCTGTATAAAGCTTCAGCACAGGTAACTCAGTATTCTAAAACTGGCGAAATTCTACGAGTATACAACTTTGTCGGATTATATCCATCAGAAGTGTCTACTATAGATATGGCTTGGGACGCCGAAACAATCCAAGAATATACTGTAACTTTTCAGTATGATTATTGGGAAGTATCAGGTGGTACTACAGGAAATGCAGGCGGAATTTAATTCTAGCAAGTGATTTCGTGAGTCATAAATATATGATTAGACACACGTAAAGGATATAATATGGCAGGAGAAAGAAAGGGTTTTCTGCGAGAAGCAGTTGAACTATTCGGATTTCGTATAGGTAGGCCTGACAAAGATGCTCAGAATCTACCTTCATTTGTTCCCCCATCTAATGATGATGGTTCTTTAACTATCGCTGAAGGTGGAGCATTCGGAACAACAGTTGATCTTGAAAATAAAATCAAAAATGAATCAGCCCTTATAACAAAATACAGAGAAATGTCTCTGCAACCAGAGGCTGAACGGGCAATAGATGATGTCATCAACGAGGCTATTATTGTTGATGACAATCAAATGCCTGTAGAAATCAACATGGACGATGTTGAAGAAGGTTATCTTTCAGAAGATATCAAAGAACTCATACGTATGGAGTTTGATTCTATTCTGAAGATGCTCAAAATGAACACTAAAGGATATGAAATCTTTCGTAAATGGTACGTAGACGGAAGAATATATTTTCATTGCGTTATAGATTTAAAAAGTCCTAGATTAGGTATCAAAGAATTACGTTACGTTGATCCAAGAAAAATCAAAAAAGTTAAAAAGCCAGTACGAGATCCAAAAGCTAAGATAGACTCTGCGGCATTAATGAAAGAAGTATTTGATAAGAAATACGAAGAGTTTTATCTATATCAAAACAAAGGCGTTAATGATAGTAATTCTGGACTTAAAATTGCACCAGATGCCATAGCCTATTGTCATAGTGGAGTTTTAGACACTAGAAACTATTCTGTACTATCACACTTACATAAAGCTATTAAACCACTTAATCAGTTAAGAATGCTAGAAGATGCTACTGTTATTTACAGATTAGCTAGAGCACCTGAAAGAAGAATATTCTACATTGATGTTGGTAATTTACCGAAGCAAAAAGCTGAACAATACCTAAGAGATATGATGATTAAACACAAGAACAAACTTGTGTATGATGCTAATACTGGTGAAGTAAGAGATGATAGAAAATTTCTCACTATGCTAGAAGATTATTGGCTCCCTAGAAGAGAGGGTGGAAGAGGAACTGAAATTACTACTTTACCAGGTGGACAAAATCTTGGTGAATTAGAAGACGTACAATACTTTAGACGTAAGCTTTATGAATCATTAAACGTACCTATCTCACGATTAGAGACAGATACACAGTTTAATGTTGGTAGAAATTCTGAAATAACAAGAGATGAAATTAAATTTTCTAAGTTTGTTAATAGATTACGTTCTAAATTCTCAGAATTATTTTTAGTTTTATTAGAAAAACAACTTATGCTCAAGGGTGTTATGACTTTAGGTGAATGGGCTGAAGTAAAAGATTTATTAAAGTTTGACTTTCAAGAAGATAATCACTTTTCAGAATTAAGAGATGGTGAAATTCTAAGAGAAAGAATGACTTTATTACAAGATATAGATCAATATACAGGAAGATATTTCTCTCAAAAGTGGATTAGAGAGAATGTTTTAAAGCAAACTGAAGAAGATATTGAAAAAATAGATCAAGAAATTGAAGGTGAGAAAGAATCCGATGATGAATTGGAGACTGAAGGCGAAACTGAGGAATAAACAATTATAAATATGTTATAGGAGAATAAATTATGGCTGAGAAAGAATACACTTCCGCAGATGCAGTAAATTTTGCAATGTCTGGTAATTCAGGTGAGTTTAAAAATGCTGTTAATAAATTAATGGCAGATAGAGTAGCACAAGCAGTAGAACTAAAAAGAGTAGATGTTGCGGCTAACTTTATGAAAACTCAAGAAGTAGAACCAGAAGTTACTGTAGAACCAGAAGTAGCGACAGCCGAACCAGTAGAGGAACCAACAGATGCGACTACAGAAGTTCAGTAATTTCATTGGCGAAGCCGATGCTAAAGATTACATAGCACCGAAAGATTCTGATGATGAAGCAATTAAATATAAGCCTCGTTCTAAAGGGGAAGAAGAATTTGTAGCTAAACATAAAGTTACTAAATCTGATGCTGAGCCTAGAGGACAAGATCATATCTTTAACGGAAGTATCAAAGAAGAAGTCGAAGTAGAAGACGAAAAAAAAAAGTTAGATGAAGGTGTTTTAGACACTTTACGTAAGATAGTTAAAGATAAACAGGCTCAAAAAATTAAGTTTAAGAATGGCAAACAGATGATGATTGATATGCAAACTGCCAATATGATTACTAAGTCATTCGATAAAAGAATTAAAAAATCTGATACTAAGGCTAAAGTTGAAAAGTTACTGGACAGTAGTCCAGAAGGCTTAATGAAAGTCTTAGATATTATGCAAAATAATTAAGGACAGAGAAATGGGAATAACAGTAAAAGGGACATCTACAGCACTAGCTACTGGTACTACAAAATTTGATGACTGTACAGCAGTTCATCTTTGTGGACATACTTCTGCTGTAACTGTAACAGTCCGAAACGAGGCTGATGATGCTGATGTCGGAACAATAAAAATACCCGCTAATGGCCAGATGGTAGTTCATTTATTTATTGGCCAGGGATTACGTGGACCTACTACAGTATACGGTACACAAGTAGCCGCAGGAGATTCAATCTAATGAAACTAATATGTGAAGACAACTTTGAAGAAGTACAATATCTGCACGAAGAAAAAGACGGAAAGAAAAGTCTTCATATAGAAGGTGTCTTTATGCAAGGCGATATTAAAAATAGAAATGGAAGAGTTTATCCAAGAGCCATTCTAGCTAATGAAGTAGCAAGATATAATAAAGAATATATTGAAAAGAAGAGAGCATATGGTGAACTCGGACATCCACAAGGACCTACTATTAATTTAGAGAGAGTATCACACCTTATAACATCTCTAAGACAAGAGGGTTCTAATTTCATTGGTAAAGCAAAAATTATGACTGAAACACCATATGGTAAAATAGTTGAGTCTCTTATGAAAGAAGGCGCTCAACTTGGTGTATCAAGTCGTGGTATGGGAAGCTTACAGCAAAAGGGTGGCGCCCAAGAAGTACAAAAAGATTTTTATCTAGCAACTGCCGCTGATATAGTTGCTGATCCATCTGCACCTAGTGCCTTTGTTAATGGTATTATGGAAAGCAAAGAATGGGTATGGGATAACGGTATGATACGTGAAGCCGATATCGCTGACATGCAGAATGAGGTTAAAACAGCCTCTAGAAGTGAGTTAGAGAATGTAAAGTTGAAAGTCTTTGAAGATTTTCTATCAAAACTATAAAATTTATAAATAGATTGTAATTAATAAAATGATCAAAACAAGGAGCAAATAGATGTCCGATCAAGTTCAAGAAAACACACAAGAGGAAGAAATTCTCGAGGACGTGGTTGCTGATCAGGAAGTTGAAGCTGTTGAGTCAGATGATAGTTCAATTGACGAAGGTAAAAGGGCGTCAATGGGTGATCCTTCAGAAATTCCAGATCCAGATCCTAAGTCAAACTCAGGCAAAGAAGCCAAAAAGGGAGCTGGTGAGCCTGCTCAGAAACTCCCCGGTACTAAAGTTGGTATGATCAATGCTATGGTTCAGAAACTTAACTCAATGAATAAAGCTGGTGTTAAAGATATGGTAACAACCATGATGAAACCTGCTAATGAAGAAGTAGCTGAAACTGAAAAAGCACCAACACTTAAAGAAACAATTAAAGTATCTAAAGACGATATCGATATTTCAGATGATGTTAAAGCATTATTTGGTAACGAAGATTTGTCAGAAGACTTTAAAGATAAAGCAACAACAATCTTTGAAGCCGCTGTACTTTCAAAAGTAAATGAAGTACTAGAAAACGCAACAGTAGATATGAATGCTGAAATCGAAGCTGAAAAAGAGTCTCTAAAAGAAGACTTAACTAAAAAGCTTGACGATTATCTAGAGTATGTCGCTGAAGAGTGGGTTAAAGATAATGAACTTGCCATCGAAAAAGGCATACGTTCTGAAATCGTTGAAAACTTTATGGTTGGTTTACGTAATCTTTTCACAGAAAACTATATCGACATTCCAGAAGATAAAGTAGATATTGTTGATGAGATGGCTTCTAAAGTTGAAGAACTAGAAAAATCAGTCAATGAAGAAATCGAAAAGAATATCGAAGTTAAAAAAGAACTATCTGAGATGAGAAAGAATGAAGCTTTCATTCAAGTTAGCGAAGAACTAACAGAGACTCAGAAAGAGAAATTGAGGTCCCTAGCTGAAGGTGTTGATGTAGAAGACGAGAAGTATATCGACAAGCTAAAGACTATCAAGGAGAACTATTTTCCAAAAGATGGGGAAGTGGTAAATGAGAATGATGTGAGTGAGGAAGAACCTCTTGACAATATAGAGGAAGATAGTAACCAAGTGAACGGCTCTATGGCCATGTACACACAGGCCATATCTCGAAGCATCAAAAAGTAATAATTTATAAATATTGTAACAAGGCTGAAAAATAGTTTAAAGGAGAAACTAATATGTATCAATCTGATGAACTTCAAAAGAAGTGGCAGCCAGTTCTTGAGCATCAAGATTTACCAGAAATTAAAGATGCCCACAAAAGAGCCGTAACTGCAACTCTTCTTGAAAACCAAGAAAATTCTGCCAGAGAGCAAAATGCTGGATCTGGCGGATATAGAAGTCCTTCTCTACTCGGAGAAGCGGCGCCAACTAACGCAATGGGAGCCTCAAGTTCTACTGCTTCTGCAGGAAGTGTAGACACTTTTGATCCTGTTTTAATTTCACTCGTAAGACGTTCTATGCCAAATCTTATAGCATATGATGTTTGCGGTGTTCAACCAATGACTGGACCAACAGGACTCATTTTCGCAATGAGATCAAGACTAGCATCTCAAACAGGTAGTGAAGCACTCTTCAATGAAGCAGGAACTCACGTATCTAGAGGTTCTGGTAATGGAGCGAATACAGCCTCTTTCGCGGCGGCTAACTCTTCTGCTGGTGGAACAATGACAGGAACTGATCCTACTGCAAGATCGGCTTCTTCAACTGGTGGTGCTTATAACGTCCACACTGGTATGTCAACAGCCACTGCTGAAGCATTGGGTGATGGAACTGCTAATAACGGTTTCAACGAAATGGCTTTCTCAATCGAGAAAATTTCTGTAACTGCTGTTTCAAGAGCCCTAAAAGCTGAGTACACAATGGAATTAGCACAAGACTTGAAAGCAATTCACGGACTTGATGCTGAAACCGAATTGTCAAACATACTATCTGCTGAAATCTTAGCTGAGATCAACAGAGAAGTTGTTAGAACAATTAACTACTCTGCTGTAGCTGGTTCGCAAAACAACACAACTGCCGCTGGTACATTTGATCTCGACACAGACTCAAATGGACGTTGGAGTGTTGAAAAGTTCAAAGGCTTAATGTTCAACATTGAACGTGATGCAAACGAACTAGCAAAAGCAACCAGACGAGGTAAAGGTAACGTAATGTTATGTTCTTCTGATGTAGCTTCTGCACTTCAAATGGCTGGTGTACTTGACTACACACCTGCTCTAAACAATAACCTAAACGTAGACGATACAGGAAATACATTTGCTGGTGTTCTTAACGGAAGAATCAAAGTGTATATCGATCCTTATTTTGCACCTGCAAGTTCAGGCGCTTCTGCGGCTCATTACTACACATTAGGATATAAAGGTTCTAGTGCCTTTGATGCTGGACTTTTCTATTGTCCTTATGTTCCACTACAAATGGTGAGAGCAATAGGTGAGCAATCTTTCCAACCAAAGATTGGTTTCAAAACTCGTTACGGTATGGTAGCAAATCCTTTCGCTACTGCTGATGCTAACGGTGTTGCGGCTAGACTTGGTTCTGGAGATGGTAACAAGTATTACAGATTAACAAAAGTTAATAACTTAATGTAATCTCAGTATCACATAAAAACTTTAAGAGGGCTTAACGGCCCTCTTTTTTTGGGTTTTTGAAATACTATATAGTTGTGTTACGACAAATGTAACGTATTATCAAAAACTGGCAGAGTATCTCCTTACGATCCTGCCACAACACCCTCGAAAGGATTATCAATGAATTTTATTAGATCATTGACAATAATACTATTGTCATTATTTTTAATTACTCCCGCTTTAGCAGATGAAAAAGTTAAAGTGGGATTTGTGTATGTAGGACCAGTAGGCGATCATGGCTGGACATATATGCACGATCAAGGCCGACAGATGGTTGAAGAAGAACTAGGTGGATTAGTAGAAACTTTTTATGTAGAGAATGTTGCTGAAGGTCCTGATGCTGAAAGAGTTATGACTAATATGGCTCTGCAAGGTGCTGATATTATATTTGCTACATCATTTGGATATATGGACGCAATGTTAAAAGTTGCTAAAAGATTTCCTGATGTGAAATTTGAACATGCCACTGGTTATAAAACTGCCCCTAATATGTCAGTTTACTCTTCAAAGTTTTATGAAGGTAGATATATACAAGGCGTGATTGCAGGAATGATGAGTGAAAAAGGTAAAGCTGGTTATATTGCTTCATTTCCTATCCCGGAAGTTATTCGTGGAATTAATTCGTTTTGGTTAGGTGCTACTTCTGTAAATCCTGATTTTGATATTGATGTAGTATGGGTAAATACTTGGTATGATCCAGGTAAAGAAGGCGATGCCGCTAGAGTATTAATACAACAAGGTGCTGATATCATTACACAGCATACAGATTCACCAGCGGCTTTACAAGTTGCTGAAGAATACGGAGTGAAAGCTTTTGGACAAGCTTCTGATATGATTATGTTTGCCCCAAATACACAATTGACTGCTATAATTGATCAATGGGGTCCTTACTATGTTGAAAGAGTAATGGCTGTTATTGATGGTAGTTGGGAAACTTCTGATACTTGGGGAGGTATGGATACTGGAATGGTAGAAATGGCTCCAATGACAAATATGCCCGAAGAAGTGTCTGACGTTGCTGTTATGATAGCTAATAAAATTCATGACGGACAATTAGATCCGTTCGATGGTAAATTCTCTACTGGAGAATTATTGGGTATGAGTGACTATCTTCCTGGCATTGATGCTATGAAGCCTTAATTATAAACTAGTCATTGCGTAAACTTATAAATAGAGTATATAAGGAGTTTACGCAATGGCACTTCAAGGAACTATGCCCGGAAATCTTAGCTTTTTATCACCCCAGGGTTTTAAATTTGCTATTCAAAAATTACCAAATGTCAATTATTTTTGTACAGCGGCATCTATACCAGACATCACATTAGGACAAGTAGATCAAGAAAATATCTTTATTAAGATACCAGTACCAGGCGATAAGCTTGTATTCTCTCCATTAGATTTAAGATTTCAAGTAGACGAAGATTTAAAAAACTTTAAAGAAATATATGATTGGTTAGAAGGATTAGGATATCCAGATAACTTTCAACAAAGAGCAAATCTACAATCTACACTACAACAAACAAACACTCATGCAGGGTTAACTCATTCAGATGGATCTCTTATAGTTACTACTGCACAATATCAACCCAACATTGAAATTAAATTCATAGATTTGTACCCAATAAGTTTAGGTGCATTAGAATTTAACGTGCAAGGAACTGAAATAGAATATCTAGTGGGTTCAGTTCAATTTGCATATAGGAAGTATTCAATTGACACAGTAAAGTAATTGTGTTATAATGTCTATATTAACATA